AACGTGCTTCTTGGTCTAACTGTAGCCTGCGTTCCTTGGCCTTTGTTAATAGGTCTGCTACCTCGTTGGCCTCTTGTCTGATGCGATACAACCGTTCAGCCAATTGACGCTCTACTACAAGGCTTTGCAATGCTAAATCCATTGCTTCTTGAATCGTATATTCACGCTGTACATTCATGGTTAACCTCCGTTGATTAGGTATGTGTAAACGTCTACACGATATGAACGCTAAACCTAATCAAAACGCTTGTCAAGGGGTAGACATCTATTTTTTTGCCTGTGGATAACTTTGTTAATAAGTTGTGCATAACTATGGTTTGGCATCTATCTACCCTATATGTACTATATGTCTTATAATCGACAATCTATATTCAAACGTAAATATATTTACGTAAAACTATAGTAAGACGTAAAACTATAGTTAAAACTATAACTACGAGTATTTAACAATCATGTAGTACAAAAAAATAACCTACAGTTAAAAATGATATAGGGTTATAGGTTATAGGTAAGTATCTAGGTCGTATCAATCTAAGATATATGACATATAGTGGGCCTGTGGATAACTTTGGGCCTCGCAGTCGGTCTACTCAACGGATCAGCAGGCAGAGTACGTGTACGTGTGAAATCCTAAATCTTAAATTTAGGACAATCGCAAAGTGCAAAGCCCTAAAATTCAAATCCTGATTTTTTTTGCAATAGCAAGTGCAATCTTATTTTTGGAAAAGAGGGGATAGATTCAGGCAAGCACCATAGGTGCAGAGCATATGCACAGGCACTATATCGGGGACGGGTCAAATAAGGCCATGGCAAGGCCGCTAGGCATTAGCCTATGCCTTACCCTTAGCCGGTAGAAAAAAGGCCCGTATAGGGCCTTTTATTAGGTTATAGGATCATTGAGCGCCGCCATGCCATGCTTCAATGCCGTTATAGAGTGTGTGAATAGTGTGAAAACGTGAATCTATGTTTAGATTCCCGCGCTCATACTCTTCGATCAGGTAATCCGCTAAATATCGGGCTAGGTTTTTCATACCTTGATCAGATAACCCCTCATTCGCTAGGCCGTATTTTTCCATCTCTTGCAGTAGGCTCATTTTTTCCCCTTTATAAAACAATAGTCCACGATTCGGGAATAGGCCGATCAGGAACCCATGTACTCCCGTTATGCTCGAATGTGATCGGGCCTATAGTGAACGTGCGGCCTATTGAGTAGGGTAGCGCTAGGGTGAACGTCTTACCATGTGCGCGAATGGGAGTCTTACGGCATGGCGTAGAACGTGAAACGCGAGTTTTTTTCATGTAAAGCCCCTTATTAGGAAAGACGGGAAATCCCCGCCCCGTTATCCCCTACCCCGTAGGGCAAGGGATAAAAGGCCGGAAACTAGGCCGCAAGCGGTAACTCTTCGCTAGATTCTTGCTTTACTTTCCCGCCATTGACTAGGAAATCCATCGCGGCCTGTGCTTTACCGGCTGCGCTAATAATGAATTTTTTGTCATTCTTTAGCGCTTTGAGCCATGACTCAATATAGGCCGCATGGCGTAGATCACCGTCTAGGCCGCAATGAGCGCAAAGCATAGCCGCGCCTAGTTCCGCGATTAGTTCCTCATAGGCGTAAGCGTGATCCCCGAAACGCTTTCCCTTTTCACGATCTAGCCGTGATTTATGGCCCGTAGCATGGATAGACTCATGTAATAGAGTCGCGTAGTACGATTCCCGATTAGGAAACTGCCCCTTTTCGGGCATATGAATAGAATCATTCGAGGGCCTAAAAAACGCTTCATTCCCCCCATGGTGTAGCCCGCCGGATAATTTCAGGGTATCGGTTAGCGCTTGGGCCTTGTCGCAGGGTTCCCACGTTTCCGGCGGTAACTCTTCGCGTACTGGTAACGCTACATCTTCGCATTGATCTAGATTGAAAACGTAGTAATGCTTAAGCATTGGCACGTGCGTTATTTGTTCGGGGTTAGTCTTATCCTTAACGGCTAAGGGCTTCCAGAAAACAATAGGCGTACCCTTTTCCCCCGTTTTCACGTTACCGCCTAGCGCTTGCGCTTGCTTAAAAGTGATCCATGCGTTACTTGTAAACGTACTACCCATGAGGGTTAAGAACGTCCAATTGGCACCACGATAGACTGTACCGCTAGCAGGGTTCCATGGTTGCCCATTGTGTTTACCATTACGCACGTTTTTCCAAGGTTTCACCCATGGCGCAGTGCCGTTTTCTAATTCAGTAATGATCCGATCAGTAATTACTTGCGCTATATCCATTTTTAAGCCCCTTATATAGTGATTAGGTGTAGTAATTATAACGGTATATATGCCTAGAACGTTTACATTTCCTATATGTCATACATTGTATTTTTTAATCTATATATGTCTTATAATAGGTGTATCCTATAGTCCATATATGAGTACTAAGGGGAATCTAGCGATATGAATGGGGATTGATCCTAATTCCCGATCCCCGCTTTATGGGAAATCCAAAGGGGTAACGGCATCATAAGCGCTAGACGTAAACCTAAACGCATATGCGTTACGCATTGCATCAATTCATTCTCGATTGATCCGCGAGAAAATGCCCGATCGAATGGGTTTGACCCTTGTGGATTCGCGCCCCATAACCCTCCCCGCCCCAAAGGAATTTCTGTTTTTTCGTGTAAGATGTATTTACCGTAGATGAGTGACTAGACGGTAGTCTGGGATAGTCTTCGGTTATTCGCGGTACCTGCTGTCCTTGGTGGCCCGTGTCTGAGCGTCAAGGAACCGAACTGTGCTGGACGGGGGTACAGATCTCGGAGTGCAATGCCGGAGGTGGTTACGCCTCTTGCATAGCCCGTCCCACCATTCCTGTTTTACCCAATCCATTAATCCCCGCCCCAAGGAAAAATCGTGTTTTATGATTGCCTCTGGGTGCGGATACTTTTGGACTATGGCAACGTAGATTCGGGGGTTGTACACACCGCACCCACCTTTATGCTAGTATCTGTCCATATCGTTTAAGGAGGACGTATGCAACAGGTGTATGAAGTGAGTAAGGATGTGCCTATACCGCAGCCGATTAAGCGGCATAACTACCCTTATGAGCAGTTGCAGGTAGGGGAGTCGTTCTGGGTTACTGGAATCAGTATGCAGTCTGTCTGCAATTCCAATAGAAGGCAGAGTAAGCGGTTGGAGAGGAAGTTTATCTGCCGTAAAGAAAAGGACGGGGTTAGGGTCTGGAGGGTGGCATGAATGATAAGGAACTGCTTGAGCAGGCTTTTGATGCTTTGAAGTCTTTTACTGGAGATTTGCGTTGGGCAGACACTTGGCAGGGCAAAGTTGTTAGTGATCTGGCTCAAAGGTTAGAACAAAAAGACCCTTTTGAGGAAATTGCACAATGAGTCATGCAGATCAATTAGAGCCTACTGCCAAACTAAGATGGGTGAGAAATGGTAAGGAGTACACGCTTCAGCAGTGGTGGAGTAATCAGGCCAATGTGAAGATGGGGCCAACCCATATGGTTAAGGGTGAGTGGCGCGATGTGCCAATGGAAGAGCAATAAATGGCTGTGATGGTAGCCGTGTTTGGGCTAGGCGTTATGACGGGTTTTGTGTTTGGATTGATTATTGCCGAGTTAGATAAATGAGTAAGTCTGTGCGGGGGTTTGATGTAAAAAAGACTGCCGAGTCTTGGTTTAGGCAGGCGGTAAATATTGATAAGGAATACTTCTGGCGTTGTATGAAAAGCCATAAGGAAAACTCTAAGCCTAATGGAGACTATCCTTACTGCGGCATACACGCTGAAACATATAAGTTGATGGTCAATCACCCTTGGGGACAGGAGTACCTAAAAATTGTCAAACTTAAATAAGGTTTTGCCTCAGATTGCACCCCACTGCACCGATATGTGGGAACACTTCACTACCCTTAGAGACTATGCCAAAGAGTGTTCATCCGTAGTTGAGATGGGGGTGCGCGGTGGCTGCTCTGCCTACGCCTTGGCTGCCGGACTAGAGGCTAGTGTCTATAAAGGCAAGTGGATGCTCTACGTAGATATTAACGCCTGCCAAAACCCAAAGTTAGAAGAACTGTGCAAATTGTCTGACATTAGCATCGAGTTTAAGCAGGCTGATAGCCGACATATTGAGATACCTACCTGCGACCTATTGTTTATCGACACCCTGCACACCTACGGGCAACTAAAGTTAGAACTATCGCTCCACCATGAAAAGGCCAAAAGATACATCATCATGCACGATACCGATGCCCCTTGGGGATTTAAGAACGAGGTGGATGATGGATCACCTGACCGTGGCCTTTGGCCTGCCATTGAAGAGTTTGAAAAGGAACACCCGCAGTGGCAAGTGCATGAGCGATTCCGTAACTGCCACGGGCTAACCATTTTGTTGAGGGTTTAATGCACACATCGGCTATGGAAAACGGCAGACGCTTTTTTGAGGTCTACGCACAGCACAAAGAAAGCGGCCTAGTCGCTGATATTGGTAGCCAAGACGTAAACGGTACCTTAAAGACCGTCATGCCAGATAGGTTTACCTACCTTGGCCTAGATGCACAAAAGGCTAATAACGTAGATATTGTGCTTGATGACCCATATCAATTACCACTTGAGCCTGACTCTGTAGACATATTAGTGTCCTCATCATGCCTAGAACACTCTGAGTTTTTCTGGCTAACCTTTTTAGAGATGGTTAGGGTTACTAAACCAGATGGCCTGATATATCTCAATATACCCTCTAGCGGCGAGTACCATGCCTACCCCGTAGACTGCTGGCGCTTTAGGCTAGATGCAGCCAAAGCATTGATGAACTGGGCTAACCGTGAAGGTTATAGGGTGGCACTACTTGAAGGCTATACCGATCCAAACCCACCTTGGCAAGACCTAGTGTGCGTCTTTGTTAAAGATGAACGCTTTGCCCATCAATACCCAGACAGAATCAGCGCATGAACTTTGATACGCAAAAGTTTTACCAGTTTTGCCGCCGATTAAAGATTGAGTCTAAAGAACAAGGCATGATTACCTTGGGGGAAACCCTACTAGGTACTCAGACCTATGTGATTGATGAGGTGGCTAAAGGGCTGGCTGACAATATCCATTTCTTTATCGTACTCAAAGGCAGGCAGTTAGGTATCACTACCATTAGCCTTGCTATGGACTTGTACTGGCACTTCTTAAACCCCGGTATGCAAGGCACTCTAACTACTGATACGGAGGAAAACCGTGAGCAGTTTAGAAGCACCCTACAGATGTACATGGACGGACTACCCAAGGAGTACAAGATACCCCTTATGTCCCACAACCGAAACCAGATGGTTCTCAAAAACCGATCCAGAATGTTCTACCAAGTCGCTGGCACAAGATCAAAAGGCACACTGGGACGCGGTAAAGGTATCACTTTCTTGCACGGCACTGAGACTTCTTCTTGGGGTGACGAAGAAGGACTCGCCTCTCTTCTTGCCTCCCTCGCAGAAACCAACCCCCTCAGATACTATATGTTCGAGTCCACCGCCCGTGGGTTCAATATGTTCCATGATATGTGGGTAACAGCCAAACGCGCTAGAAGCCAAAGGGCTATCTTCTGTGGCTGGTGGCGCAATCAACTCTACGCCTCTGATCCAAACTCCGACATCTACCGCGTCTACTGGGATGGCAAGTTATCCGCAGAAGAAAAAGAATGGACGCGAGAGATTAAAAAGGTCTACAACTACGAGATCAATAGCCGCCAGATGGCTTGGTGGCGTTGGAAACTGCACGAAGGATTAAAAGACGAAGGCTTGATGTACCAAGAGTTTCCTCCCACAGAGGACTACGCCTTTGTGATGACAGGCTCATCGTTCTTTTCTACCAGCAGATGTACTGATGCTATGAAAGTAGCCAAATCCATAGACGCTAACTATTACCGTTTCTCTATGGGGGCAAACTTTCAGGATACTGAGTTACTACAGTCTACTGCCAGACTAGCAACAATGATAATTTGGGAAGAACCCATTGACTCAGCCTACTACGTAATCGGTGCTGACCCTGCCTATGGCTCATCTGATTGGGCAGACCGCTTTTGTATCCAAGTTTACCGCTGCTATGCCGATGGACTAGATCAGGTGGCTGAATTTTGCTCATCCGAACTCAATACCTACCAGTTTGCGTGGGTGAT